CTCCTGTTGGGAATGGGTCTGGCCGCCTTTCGACGGCCAGCCCGTGTTGGGTCTTAGATCACACAATGACGCGAGCGGTCATGCTCGCAGCAGTTGCAGTGATCGGAGCCTCGGAATTCCGTGCAAGGAAAGCCGAGACCGAGCAATCAGCAGCCTCACCGGGATCAGCCACGACGGTGATGTAGCGCTTGCGACCACGGAGGTCAACAAAGAAGTACGCTTCATCTTCGCCGGAGGCTGGCGTGGTGATGGATGCGGTAGCTCCGCTGATGTCTGCTTGGCCGGAGCCGGAGGCATCAGATTCTTGGAGCTTGCAGTTGTCGAAAGCAACATCAGCGCCACCAGAGCCGAACACTTGCACGACCAGGTATGAGGCATTGTTGGTGTCGATCTCGAATCCTGCATCCGATCCATCGGTGGTGAGGTTGTAATCAGCGTGAACGATGTTTTGTACATTGATCATGGGAACACCTCAGGAAGTTGTAGCCAGTTTCACAACGGCACCAGCGTTGGACGAATCGCCAACGTCATGAGCCACGATATCGAATCGGGTGGTTCCGCGAACGCCGATTTGGTCGCTCTCGAAGTACCGATCCTCAGACACAGCCACCTCGGTTGGTCGACGGTCGCCCATCGTGCAGCCAAGGTCAAGCGCGCCGAAGTAGGCGTACGTGGTGTTGTTGGCGTCAGCCTTTGCGATCACATCGCACAACACGACCTCGTACCCGAAGAGCTGACGCTGGGTGACACCTGCGGCCAAGGTAGCCGGAGTGTTGCCACCAGCACTGGCCAAGATATCAAGCACGACGCTGTGGTAGAACTGGGTGCTCATGTACCACTTAGGAGTGGAACGGGTGAACACGTACTCAGGAGCCAAGCCCACGGTAGCGGTCAGGTCTTCAATGTCAATGTTGGCCCAACCAGCACCACCGTCACGAACGCCAGCGCTGCCGATTGCGTTGTCGAGGCCGACAATGCCGCCGTAGGTGCTGGTGCCATCACCGTTGAAGCCAGCCTCATCTTCCTTGTTGGCGAACGCATAGGCGATCTCGCCGGAGATGTAGTCACCGAGATTGACGATGGCATCCTCGGCCAGCTCGCGGCTGTACCGGGTCAGCACGCCAAACTTCTTGGCGACCAGGTTGACTTGGTCAAAGGTGTTGTCCGACTCGGTGACGCTTGCACCTTCGCCAACTGAGTACGCGGTGAGGCCACCGGCACGTCGGTTGATCAAGAGGCTGTCACGGCTCATGTTGAGCACGCGAGTGTTTGCACGGAACTTGCCGAACTCGGCACGCAGGTCGATGATCGCTTGATCCAGCTCTTCAGGAACCAAGAATCCACCGAGCGAGTTGTTGCCTTCGCTGTGTGCCTTGGCACCGTAGCGATCGGAAATCCACTGCTGGGCGGACTTGTTGCCCATGGCGCTGAGGTAGAACTGACCAAGGCCGTATGCGGTCTCGGCGTCGTTCAGGTGCTTCAGCTTGCCTTTGAAGGCAGGAGCGGTCACGACAGGAGTGGAGGCAGCCACGCGGCGGCGGCCTTCTTCTGCGTGCTTCTTGGTCAACTTGTAGAGCTCGGCCGCGACTGACTTGGCCTTCTTCTCATCTTCGTCTTCCTTCTCCATCTTGATGGATGCGGAAGCCACTTCTTCGGCGACCTCTTCCCGAACTTCAGCAGCCTCGTCCTTCTCTTCACTTTCAAGAGCAGCAACAAGGTCAGCCAGAGTCATATCAGGCTTGAGGTCAACCATCATCTTTTTGCGAATGTCTTCGCTCATGGTTGTATCCTTTTGGTTAGAAACTTGATTTGATCGCTCTGGCTGGGTCGTGGATGCCTGCTCTGCTTCTTCACCTGCCTGCCGACAGTTGACGCTCTCAGGAGTTTCGCACGATGCCTGCGAACAGAAACACAGATCGGCGACGTTGCCGGTCTTCTTGAGTTGTTTGGCGACACGGATGGCCAGTGCGTCCTCGTTCATTGGGAGCGGTGCCACGCTGTATTCCAGGATGCGGCTCTTGCTCACAATGCGGCGGATGTCCTCGGTGCCGTATCGCTTGAAGTCTTTTTGGTTGGGCTGACGCACTTGGATGTACGCGAAGCCGATGGAGAATGCTTTGACGATCGGCGGATCTGAAGCAAACATGGCAAACACTTCATCCGGTTGCCATCGTCCGTCGTAGCCTTCAGGCCGCTCTGGGAACTGCGTCGTCGCAATGATGCCGTTATCCGCATGCTGGATGCTGGTGCAAACGCCACACGGCTGAGCGTAATCGTGGTTGTAGAACACGGTGCCAGTCTTCTTGAAACGCGAGAAGTCGATGCCTTCTGGCACGACCACTTCGCCTTCCTCGTCCACGCGGTCAGTTGTGATATAGGCCACCACGGATCGCTTGGGCTGGTCGATCTGCAGATTCTTGATCTGCAACTCACGCCACACGGTTGGCGTGTCGCTCTTCAAGCCATATTCCACTGGGTCAAGATCAGTCAAGGTCAATCCTCAATCAGCACCGGGAGAATGTCACAGCGGCAATTTGGGTGCAGCGGCGCACCTTGGACATCACCATATCGGACAGTGAAAGAGCCGCCTCCAGTTGTGATGGTGTCGCCCATCTTCCAGAACGGCTCGTCAAGGTTGTACACCTTCGCAGTGCCACGCTGAGCGGTTGCATCGCAGAACGGGCAAGCGCCTGCAGCCAGGAGCCACTGCTTGCCACGCACGACGTTGGATTCTTGCCAGCCAAGCCGCTCGCCTTCGACAAAGGCCCGCGCGGATTCTGTGCGAGCAACGACGGTCGCACGCTCTGGGCTGAAGGCGTAATCCTTGGCGATCTCGTCGGCGATCGTGAACGGGCTGTCGCCATTCTCGAGGCCGCGAGCAATCACGGTGCGGACACGCAGCAAAGAGGCCCGCGTGGCTTCGCTGGCGAACTGCTGAGCATATGACTCGGCGAAGCTGGCCACTCGAGGATTGAACACGTCAAACGCTGTATCAACGCCGACTTCAGCCAAGCCAAACTGGCCACCGGATGCCGTAGCCTCGGCCATTGGGCCAAGCACGGCCTCGCGGTAGTCCGCCTCCACCATGCCCAGCGAGCTGAGCAGGTTGAGCAGGTCAGCAGGCCCGAACGCCTTTTCACCAGTCAAGGCACGCTGGATCTGCTTCTTCTGATCGTCGAAGACTTTGACCAGGTTGCGTTGGATGCGGCGTGCTGGGTTGGCGTCTTCGCCTTCTCGCACATCGTCGCTGGCTGGCTCTGGCTCGTAGTCCGCGACATCCTCGACGGCCTTGCGTGCCTCGTATGATCGCTCGGGCCACACCTCGCCATCGCTGGGCTGGTATGCCTTGGCCTTCATCTCCGGCTCCATGCCGGTCAGGCTGATCACTGGGACACGCTTGCGGCCTGCACCGCATTGGCTGTACGCGATCGCCACGGCTTGGTCGTAGCTGTATCCTTCGCTCACCAGCTGCGGGATGCCGCGAGCCACGCAATCTTCAACGGTCTCTTCTTCTCTCCGGCTTACCTTGATCTCTTCGCCATCTTCGGCCAGCATGCGGTCATAGATGGAGTTTGCCCACCGTTCGCCAGCATCGCCGCCCCAGAGCGCCCATGCAATGCGGCCCGCAGATGGATAGCCTTCCTCGCCACGCTCAAAGCCTTCAGCCTCTTTGTCCACCGTGTGGCGGCTAAAGTAGTTGACCATGCGGCCGATCGTCTCAGGCGACACAGCCACGCCGTTGCTCAGATCACGTGCTCGAGCCACGCCAACGACGGTGCCACCACGGCCATGCTCTTTGCGCCAGTCAAGGCCACGCTGGGCCTCTTCTTGCACATCCGCAGGCGGTGTGAAGTCGATGTCTTCGTATTTCTTTTGAGCAATGCTTTTGCTTGGCAGAGGCTGCTCTGTTGTTGTGGTTTCTACTTCTTGCGGCACATCACGCGTCTGGATGTCTTCAGCGTCAGCATCCAAAGCGCCAAAGGCTGGGATGGCTGGCTGTCCGATGGCATCCAATGGCACGCCATTCACTCGCAGCTCATCGCCATCTTCAGCTGGATCAAGGCCCAGCTCTGAACGGGCCTCGTTGATTGAACGCACGCCGCCAGCGACCTCAGACAGAAGCACGCGCGAGATACGCTCTTCGTCTTCTTGCACTGGGTTGTCGTATGCCAGGAACAGGCCATCGGCCATGCTTCCAAACAGCGGCAGCAGTTGCTGGTTCAAGAACTCAGCATCAGCCACCAGATATGGGTGGATGGTGTCGCGCATGTATGACGCGAAGCCAACCTGAGCCGAAGCAAGGTTTGGATCGTTGGCTTTCAGCAAGGTCACAGGCACGCCGGATACCGCTGCGATCACCTCGACCTTGCGCTCTTCGCCTTCACCGAATGACAAGTCACGCGGCGAGAACTGCAGAGGCCGGGCATCCGATCCGCCTTCAAAGATGTACGGCCGGCCAGCGTTGCGGTTGCCTCGCAGGTTGGCATCCAAGTAGCTGATCATCCGATTCCACTGCGTCTCGGTCAGATGCTCCTTGATGAAGATGCCCCAGTCAGGTCGTGCCTGATTCTCGAACAGATGCTTCTCGTATCCATCCATCGCTTGGAGCAATCCAGCAGCCGGAGCAGCAGACGATACCCAGCCTTTGCCGTACAGCGGATCGGTGGGCGATGGGATCAGATTGTGCAGCACTTCGTCGGGTTCAAACTTGGTCTGGCTTGGTGGCACGCCGTACTCGTAGCCTTCGATCATCCGCTCATCACGGGTCGGCAGGATCTTGACGTGCTGCGACGGCATCACCCAAATCTCGACTGGGTAGCCCATCGGGCCCATGATCGGGTGCAGATACTCGTTGCCGGACACTTGCAAGAACGTCTTGCGAAGCACCGCGAAGTTGTAGCCATCCATGAACGGTGACACTCGGTTGAGCAGGTCCAGGATCGGATGGTCATAGATTTCAACCACGTCGCCGCCAGTGTTGGCGCTGAGCATGGCTGACTTGGCTGGCCGCATCCGGCCGTCACCTTTGAGATACCGCTGCACGGATTTGCTGGCTGGCTTGTAGGCCCAGCCTTTGTGACCACGGCCTTCGACCGACGCATACAGCCGAAGCGGTTGGGCTGCAATGCTGCGAGCATTCATCATCACAGCGGCATAGACGTAGCCAGAGAGCAGACGCAGCATGGCCGCTTGCTCTTCGCGTTGACGGCCGGTGCCGTATGTGGCTTCGGGCTTGATCGTCGATCGGACGTAGTCGAGCCGGTCTTGCTTGGCTTTCATGCCAAGAGCGCGCTGCAAACGGTCAAGCATCAGAGACTTCTCCACATACGGTCATCGTCAAACGTGGCTCCTGCATCTACGCCGCCTGCAACTCGCACGCGAGGCTCTATTCTGCTGCCGTCAAAGTACACCAC